CTTGGTGGTATGACTGGATATGTTGATATATATTTTGGTAGATATACAACTAATAATGCTCCAGTTCTCAATTCGCTTACTGAATTGTATCAAAATGGTGGTACTACGACTACGCCAACTTGTACTTCTACAGACCAGTTACAGCCGTTGAATAAGGATAATTACAAAGTATATTATCATCGACGCTTTAAAATGGGAGCACAATTCGACCTCGCAGGAGGTACAACTCCTGGTCTTATTGCTCCAGCAAATAATGATTTTAAACTGTCACAAACCTTTGGTTTTGATGTATGTAAGTATATTCTTAAAGACAGACATCTTAAGTATGTAGATATTGTACAGCCATCGCCTCCTGCTACTTTTTATCCTCCAAATGATGCTGATATTCAGAATCTTACATTATGGGCTACATTTAGCCCTTGGACTAAACAGGCACTTCCACAAGGGACTGGGACTACAAAGACGTTATACCATATAAATGCTCTGACATACGCAGAGTATGAAGACGCATAAAAAGCGAGGATCTAAGCGTGAGCGCGTAGCGCGGGAGCGTGACCCGAGCGCGACAATATAAAATATAAAAAAGGGTACGATGAAACCCCAATATATATTTTATGAATAAAAATACTTGTCCAATGTTGGAGCGAAGCGACCCACTTAATTATAATAGACTCATTAAAGACACATCGTTGCCGTAGTCAGCTACTTTATAGATGACCCAACGGTCGGGACTAAGAGTTCCAATATCGGGTAGAAAGTTAGAAAAGATAAAAATGTGAGGCGGGTCAAAGACTTTAACGCCTGTCTCATACTTGGTATTACAGACCATACCATTTTTAACGCTTTCAATAGCAGAGTAACTAATCTTATCGTGGTCACGGGGTAAGTCCCAAATCATCGTCGTGACCTCTTCTTGATTGAATACCAGATTAACTAAATCGGCACATTTGCCGTTATTACAAAAGAGTATATTGTGATGGACTACTAAGTACTTACACATATCACTCTTACCGCTACAACCAACTTCATCGTAAAACCAATAGATTTTACGTTTCTCCACAGGAGCTAAAAACAGGCCATAAATTGTTTTTTGTAGAGTATTAAAGTCTTCCTGTTTAATGGTAGTAACAGGCTTTGGGAATCCAAAGGACTTAATACATTTGTCTTTAGAGCAATAACGAATGTTTTGCGCTTCTGTGCCTTGGCACGCTTCTATATGAGGATTGAAAGGAATCTTTAGCTCCGTAATTCTCATTTTTTTTTTGAGTGCCATAAAGCCTTGTAAATGCTTACGACCTGTGGTCGGGCACGATTCAATACCGAATATCCATTTTTTTGATATTTCGGTTAAACGAGTCTCTACGGTCTCTAACATCTCTATATCATCAGGATACAAGGTAAAACAGTAGTAAATACGTTGAGTTCCTTGCTTATTGGCAGAAGTATCAGTATTACCTTCTGCCATCTCTATCGGTCTCTATTATAATTACAAAAGAAATCTTTAAATAGATTTAAACGCGAATTATGCGTTTAATTTTGTAAATTAATATAAAGACATAGTTTAATAGAAAAAGAAAGAATGCCGTATGGTCGCAAATATACGCCACGTAAGAGTCCGCGCACAGCAACTCCGAGAGCGACTCCAAGAAAATATACGCCCCGTCGTAACTATCGCAAAAAGATGCCTATGGTCAGTTTTGCGAAGAGAGTTCAAAAGATTATTGCGCAGAATGTTGAAAATAAATACACAGCTACGCTGACGCTTGCTAATCCAGTTGCTATAGTAACTGCTGGCACCCCAGATGTATATGCGTTCTATACTTGGACGCCAGGTGCCGACACATCGGGTTCTCGATTGTTTAATTTTTCTTATGGTACAGGTCAGAGCAATCGTATTGGAAATACTATTAAACTTAAACGGTGGATTATTAAAGGAATAATTGAGCCAGTCACCGTTGAAGCAGAGCAGATGCTTGGTGGTATGACTGGATATGTTGATATATATTTTGGTAGATATACAACTAATAATGCTCCAGTTCTCAATTCGCTTACTGAATTGTATCAAAATGGTGGTACTACGACTACGCCAACTTGT